AGTAGAAACAAGGGTATTTTTCTTCAATTGTCATATTCCTCTGCATTGTCTCCGAAGAAATAAGATCCTTCATTACTCATGTCAAAGGAAGGCACGATCGGGTTCGTTGCCTTTTCGTCCGAGAGCTCGAAGACTCCCCGCCCCTGGAAAGACACATCTTCTGGTCTGGAGCTTTCCATCATCCTTATGATTTCAGTCCTCATGTCAGATGTTCTGCCCTCTGTATTCCCTGTGAATGCCGCCATAATGGTCGCTCTTTCGAAGGGAAGATTTCTCTGTACCGAGAAAGTAGGCTGCACACTGATTTGTCCTGCAGATGCTCTCTGCTGGTTGGTGTTTCCTCCACTCCTGGTCCTTATAGCCCAATATCTGCTTCTCAGTTCAAGAGTGCTGGAGTCCATTGTTTCCATGTTCTCATTTGAAGCAATTTGAACTCCTCTAGTAGATAGTTGTCCCCTTGGGGCCACTCTTGTCCCTCTGATGAAGCTTGAGACTCTCAGATCTTCAAATGCTGCAGAATGGCATGCCATCCACACCAATTGACTTTTATGTGCTGGATTCTCATTTGGTCTAATTAGACTAAAGACCTGGCTGTTTTGCAGCAGACGGAAAGGATCAATCCCGACCAGAGAGTACCCTTCTCTCTCAAAGTCATATCCACTGGCCACGGCAAGCCCGTACACACAAGCAGGCAAGCAGGACTTGTGGGCCACTGATCCTCTCAGGATGAGTGCAGACCGTGCCAGAAATATGAGATCTTCAATCTCAGCATTCCCAGGATTTCTGCTTTCCCGTACCTGATCCATCATTGCTCTTTGTGCTGCTGTTTGGAATTTCCCTTTGAGGATGTTGCACATTCTCTCATATGCAATTCTTGTTCTTCGCCCATTTTCACCTCTCCAGAAATTCCGATCGTTAATCCCTCGCTTTATCATCCGAATTAGTTCCATCACCATCGTTCCGACTCCCTTTACTGCCGCACCAGCAGCTCCAGATCTCCTCGGGAGAGTTGATCCTTGCATCAGAGAGCACATTCTAGGGTCCATCCCAGTACGCACGAGAGCTCTTGTTCTCTGGTATGTGGCATCATTTAGATTGGAATGCCAGATCATCATGTGAGTGAGACCAGCAGTTGCATCTTCTCCATTGTTCGCTTGACGCCAAATTCTCCTGATCTCCTCTTTGTCATACAGAATCAGCTCTCTCACCCATTTTCCGTCTCTTCTTCGGTAGATTGGACCTCCAGTTTTCTTTGGGTCCTTCCCCGCACTGGGATGTTCTTCCAGGTATTTGTTCCTCCTTTCATCAAATGCAGAGAGAACCATTCTCTCTATTGTTATGCTGTTCTGAATCAGCCTTCCTTCATAGTCGCTGAGTTTGAGTTCAGTGCACATCTGTATATAAAACCTCCCAATTCCACCAACCATTCTTCCAACAGATGCTCTGATCTCAGTAGCATTCTGGCGTTCTCCACCAGTTTCCATCTGTTCATAAGATCGTTTGGTGCCCTGAGACGCCATGATGTTGATGTCACTCAGTGAGTGATTATCTACCCTGCTTTTGCT